CATCACTTGAGCATCTTAACCGTACCCGTGGTGGGCTAACGACTGGTCAGCGTGAAGACCTCGAAGAGAATTGGCAAGACCTAGAGGCTATGACCCGAGCTTACATCTACTTCTCTGGTGACTACGAGCTAGAGAATATCCCTGATTGGAACCATGAGGACTTCACCCCTAATGAGGCTGCACGAGGGGATGTGGGATGGGAGTACTGGACCCAAGGTGACGTGAAGTGATTGTCCTCGTAGACGGAGACGTTGTAGCCTACCGTGCAGCGTACTCTAAGGAGGGTGAACCCCTTAACGACGCAAAGGAGAAGGTCGATGAACTGATGGATAACATCACCTTCGATACTGCTCCACGGGATACGCCTGTAGAAGTCTACCTAACGGGTAAGGGAAACTTCCGCTACGACATTAGCCCTACCTACAAGGCTAACCGTAAGGATACCCCTCGTCCTGAACACCTCTCGGACCTACGCACTTACCTTGTGGATGCTTACGATGCTATCGTCAGTCAGGGTCAGGAAGCTGATGATCTTATTGCTATCAGAGCCACAGAGTTAGCCTACGCCTGCACTATCGTCTCCCCTGATAAGGACTTCAAACAAATCCCTTGTCGTCACTACAACCCTAATAAGGCTGAGTGGTCTGTCGTTGGAGAGTTTGAGGCCCTACAGTTCTTCTACGCTCAGATCATTATGGGTGACAGAGCAGACAACGTAGAGGGCATCTATGGCATTGGCCCAGTGAAGTCTAAGCGTATGCTAGCTGGGGCAACGACAGAAGAAGAGTTGTACGAGAAGGTGGTTGAGGCTTACGAAGGGAATGAGGAGCTTGTCGTTACAAACGCTAGGTTGCTCTGGCTACGACGTAAGGAGGACGACCTATGGTTGCCGCCCAATCAAAGGTAAGGCAAAGAGCACTCAAGGCTGGGTATCGTTCTGGCCTTGAGGAGAACGTAGCGACACAGCTTAAGAAACTAGGCGTTACGGCAGAATACGAGACGACAAAGATCAAGTACAGGGTCGAAGAAGACAGGTCTTACACGCCTGATTTTGTGCTCCCAAACGGTATCATCATTGAGACCAAGGGTAGATTTGTTGCTGCGGACAGGAAGAAACACCTCCTCATCAAGAAACAACACCCAGAGCTTGACATTCGTTTCGTCTTCTCCAATAGTAAAACTAAGCTGAGCAAGGGTTCCAAGACTACCTATGGCGCTTGGTGCACGAAACATGGCTACATGTATGCCGACAAGGAGGTTCCTTTAGAATGGCTAAAGAGATAAAGATTCACAAGGTCATTGAGGGACCGTTTGAAGACGACGAAGAAGATGGCTACTGGTGCTTGTGTCTGGCAGAGGACAATGGTGAACTCTACGACATTGAGGTTTTCTTCGACGAGTTCAACGAGGCTTACACCTTCAAGATGCACTTCACCAAGAGTATCAACCCCATCATCATGGAAACTGACGATGAAGCGGAGCACGACGCATGAGCACTACACATCTTGTTATCGGTGATCCCCACGCTCACCCAGACTTCTCTAACGACAGGGCGGATTGGTTGGGTAAGCTGATCTTGGACCTCAAGCCTGATGTTGTCGTTAACATGGGGGACACTGCTGATCTAGCGTCCATGTCCTCCTACGACAAAGGTAAGGCATCCTTCCATGGGCGTAACTACCAGAAGGATATTGATGCTCACCTAGACTTCCAAGATCGCATGTGGCATCCTATCCGTAAGGCTAAGAAGAAGATGCCTCGTCGTGTAGTCCTAGAGGGTAACCACGAGAACCGCATCAAGAAGGCCATCCAGTACTCCCCTGAGCTAGAGGGTGATCGCTTCGGTGTCTCCTTCAAGAACTTAGCCCTTGACGATTACTATGACACTGTAGTAGAATATGATGCCTCTACTCCCGGTGTCGTTAACGTCGATGGGATTGACTACTGCCACTATGCAGTCTCTGGTGTATCTGGTCGTGCCTTGTCGTCTATCCACCATGGGTATGACCTAACGGTTAAACGACACACCTCTACCACTGTAGGCCACAGCCACCTCTTTGATTACCACGTGAACCGTGATAGTAGTGGACGTGTGAGGATGGGTCTGGTAGCTGGGGTATACCAAGACTACCGTAGTCCATGGGCAGGGGACATCAACTCGTTCTGGACTGCTGGGGTAGCCATTTGCAGTAGCGTAGACAACGGCGTGTACGACTTCCAATGGCTCAGTATCGCTACTATGAAAAGGTTGTACTCGTAATGTTTGACTTGGAGAGTAAAATCCTAGCCCTGATGGACAACTTTGGGCTTGCCTTACTCATGGAGCAGAACGATGTATCCGAGTATGTCGTCCTTCAATTCCTGATCGACAACGGGTACATTGACTTAGACGACTACTTCAACCTTGACGCAGAACTCGAAGAATGGAAGAGGACAGAAGAATGATTAGTGGAGAGGATATCGAAGCCTTCTTGGATGAAAAGCGTAGGAGTGAGCTTACGTTCAATGTCTACCAGAAGGCTGCTCGTCGTACCGCTATCTACACAGATCGTATCACCTACCCTACGCTGGGCCTGTGTGGTGAAGCTGGTGAGGTAGCAGAGAAGATCAAGAAGTTCATGCGTGATGGCGTACTGAACGACAAAGAAGTGGCTAAGGAGCTTGGTGATGTACTCTGGTATATCGCTAACCTTGCAGAAGACCTTGGCTACGACCTTGCTGAAATTGCTGATATCAACCTTGAGAAGCTTGCCGACCGACAGAGCCGTGGCGTAATCAAGGGAAATGGGGACAACCGATAATGAATAACTACCTGCCTACCGACTACCAAGCCTTCATTCACACCTCACGCTACGCACGGTGGCTTGAGGAAGAGAACCGTCGTGAGACTTGGGCTGAGACTGTCTCTCGCTACATGACCAATGTTGTCGTTAAGAAGACCCGTGACGAGATCGTACTGGATGAAATCGAAGAGGCTATCCTTGGTCTTGAGATCATGCCTTCCATGCGGGCTATGATGACTGCTGGTCCTGCCTTGGAGCGTGACAATACCGCAGGGTATAACTGCTCTTACCTTCCTGTCGATGATCCTAAGTCCTTTGACGAGGCTATGTTCATCCTGCTCTGTGGTACGGGCGTAGGCTTCTCCGTGGAGCGTCAATACATCTCGAAGCTCCCTGAGGTTCCTGAGAAGCTCTTCGACAGCGAAGACACTATCGTTGTTCACGACAGCAAAGAGGGATGGGCTAAATCCCTTCGTAAGCTTGTGGCTATGCTCTACGCAGGGGAAATTCCTACGTGGGACACCTCGAAGGTTCGCCCTGCTGGCGCTAAGCTTAAGACCTTTGGTGGTCGAGCATCTGGACCCGCTCCGTTGGAAGACCTCTTCCGCTTTACTGTAGCCCTCTTCAAGGAAGCACAGGGGCGTAAGCTGTCGTCTATCGAATGTCATGACCTGATGTGTAAGATCGGTGAGGTTGTTGTCGTAGGGGGTGTCCGACGCTCTGCTATGATCTCTCTGTCGAATCTATCGGACGACCGTATGCGTCACGCTAAGAGTGGTCAGTGGTGGGAGAAGAACCCTCAACGTGCACTAGCCAATAACTCTGTGTCGTACACCGAGAAGCCCGACATGGAAACCTTCATGCGTGAGTGGCTGTCGTTGGTCGAATCCAAGTCTGGTGAACGTGGTATCTTCTCACGTCAGGCATCCAAGAAGCAGGCTAACAAGAGTGGACGACGCAATTCAGACTTTGACTTCGGCACTAACCCATGCTCAGAGATTATCCTGCGTCCCTATCAGTTCTGTAACCTGACTGAGGTTGTCGTTAGGGCTACCGACAGCTTGGAAGACCTTGAGCGTAAGGTAAAGCTGGCTACGATCCTTGGCACTATCCAATCTACCTACACGCACTTCCCCTATCTGCGTAAGATTTGGCAGAAGAACACTGAGGAAGAGCGTCTGTTGGGCGTGTCATTGACTGGCATCATGGACAACCTTGCTCTGTCTGGCGCTATCGACAAAGATGCTTGCGTGGCTTGGGGGTTTTCTGGTGATGAAGAGTACACTCTGGCGAAAACCTTGGAGCATCTTAAGAGTGTCGCTGTTGCTACTAATGCTGAGTGGGCAAATCGCCTTGGCATTCCAGTTTCTGCTGCAATTACCTGCGTTAAGCCTTCCGGCACTGTTAGCCAGCTTGTTGATTCCGCTTCCGGTATTCATGCTCGTCATAGCAGCTACTATATTCGGACTGTACGTGGAGATAACAAAGACCCTCTGACCCAGTTTATGAAGGATCAGGGTATCCCTAACGAGCCTGACGTGATGAAGCCGGATAGCACCACTGTCTTTAGCTTCCCGCAAAAGTCTCCCGAAGGGGCTATCACTCGTAACGACATGAGTGCCTTGGAGCAGCTTGAGTTGTGGTTGGTCTATCAGCGGCACTGGTGTGAGCATAAGCCTTCCGTTACGGTTACCGTTCGTGACAAGGAGTGGATGGAGGTTGGTGCTTGGGTGTACAAACACTTCGATGAAGTCTCTGGTGTATCATTTTTGCCACACTCAGACCACACTTACCAGCAGGCTCCCTACCAAGACTGTAGTGAACGTGAGTACCTTGACGCTCTTGCCTTGATGCCTGAACGTATTGACTGGACGAAGCTCAGTGACTATGAGAAGGAAGACATGACCAAGAGTGCCCAGACGTTTGCTTGTAGCTCTGGCGTGTGTGAGATCGTAGACCTTACCTAAGCTAGTGTTAACACATCCTGAGCATGATGTTAAGAAAACTGCTCTTTATTAACACAAGCACAAAGTGCGACGCCCTACGGGCTAAAAGGGAGAACGACACAATGCCCTCTATCTACCCCTTCATTGACTACGTTATGCTGGCGATGCTAGTCTTTGTCGTTTACAAAATCATCAAGTTGGATTAAGCCTATGTTAGAGAAGCCACGGGGTAAGCGGACGACCAAGTATAAGGGTGCACCAGAGGAGGCTACCGCAAGGACAGCTTCGCTTGTACCTCTTAACGACAATCAGAAGCTCTACATTGATGCCCTTAAGACGAATCGACAGGTAATCGTTCTCGGTCCTAGCGGTACAGGTAAGACCTACATCGCAGCCACCTACGCAGCAAACCTCTACGTGATGCGTAAGATCGACAAGATCATTATCACTAGACCTGCTGTATCTGTCGGTAAGTCCTTGGGTGCCCTACCGGGTGACATTGGGGAGAAGTTTGGTCCGTGGCTCTCACCTGTTCTGTCGGTCCTAGAGGAACAGTTGGGTAAGGGTGTCGTTGAAACTGGGGTAAAGAACGGTAACATCCAGATGGCCCCCTTGGAGTACATGAGAGGATCATCCTTCAAAGATGCGTTTGTCCTAGCAGATGAATGTCAGAACCTAGATATCGCTCAGTTCAAGATGTTGGTGACCCGCATAGGGGATAACTGCACCTTGGTTATGAACGGAGATATCCGACAGAGTGACATCAAGGAACAGTCAGGGTTGTCTAAGGCGATACACTTGGCTAAGAAGTACAGCATTGAAGCCTGTGTCGTTGAATTTGGTATTGACGACGTGGTACGTTCAGACCTATGTAAGCAGTGGTTGGAAGCTTTCTACGCAGAGGGAATGTAATGGCTAAATGGGAGATAGACTATACGATGAACGACAAAGGAATCGTTAGCGAAGACATGGTAAATAGCCCTGACCACTACCAAGGGGACAAGATTGAGTGTATTGAATACCTCAAGGACAACATGCCCTACGAAGCATACCTTGGTTATCTTGAGGGAAATGCTAAGAAATATTTACATCGCTGGCGTCGAAAAGGTAAACCTGTCGAAGATTTGAGGAAATCAATTTGGTATCTTAATCGTCTCGTAGTGGAACTGGACGGTAAATAAACAAAAGGGGAGCCTCGAAAGCTCCCCTTAAGTCATTCTTGAGTGTGTATCAGGTTACTTGCCGTAAGACTTAGCCTTCTTAGCGGCAGGTTTAACCTTCACCATAGCCATGGGAGCTTTGGCACCGACACCAGCTTTACCAGCGGCTTTAGCTTTAGCTTTAATCTTCATCATCATAGTTTACTTACCTTTCTTCTTTGGTTTACGAGCAGAGCTAAGAGCAATCGCTACGGCCTGCTTCTGGGGTTTACCTGCCTTCATCTCAGTCTTGATGTTAGCAGAGATAGTCTTTGGGCTAGAACCTTTCTTGAGAGGCATAACCTTTTTCCTTGTGAGTTGACGGGTATTCTGTGTCGTCATAGGCATTACTTACGGCCCGCACTAGAGTTACGCTTAAAGGATCGGTTCTTAGAGGGAGACTGAACCTTGAGGTTAGACATCTTATTGTCGTTGGTACGATTGTTAGAGTGCGCTACGTCTTTACCGTCACCCTTGGATACCTTACCAGCCTTCTCCATCTTCCTACGTGCAGCGTTATTCTGAGCACGTTTCTTCTTGGCCTCAGGAGACGAATGGTAGTTGTCGTATTCAGAACGAAAGTCTCTGACGTAATTCTTTGAGCTAGGCATCTCAACACTTCCACGCACGAAGGGCTTTATTAATCCGACTGTCTGGGTCGTTACGAGTCTTCTCGCTAGTAAGTTTCTTCTTCATGCCACCCATACGGGCGCAGAAGCTTTTACGACGAGAAGCATCTTTCTCATTCTTAGGGTTTGGTGCAGGAGGTTTCAAGTTCATACCCTCTTTCTTGGCCGACGCCCTACCTTTAGCGTTCAGCCCACCCTTGGGGTCTTTACCTTCTTTCCTCTGCCAAGCAGGAGATTTAGCCATAGTGATTACTTCTTCCTTGCAGTCTTAGCAGATTGTTTGAACGCCTTAGCCGTAGGGGCACCTTTAGTCCCCGGCCTACGCATCTTCTCTCCTGAACCCTCAGCGATACGCTTACGTTTAGCGTTAATGTTAGCGTAGAGACCCTTAGCCATTTGTATCCTCCAAGTCCAGAACTTCTGTGTCGTTAACAACGCGAGTGGTTAAACCCATAGCTGCTAACGCTGACAAGGCTTCTATCCCACTGATAGCCGTGAGGTTACTAGGGGATGCAAGTAGAGGCTCTGTGCTGACCACCAAGGCTGCCTGCGCTCTCCCTGCGGCCACCATGTCGATAACCTCGTCTACGTCCCATGAGGGGCGCTCTAGAGGCTCCTGAGCCTTCCCAAGCCACTCCTCTGACGCTTCCCACGAGGCACACCCGTAGAGGCCCCCGTTGGCATCCTGCCAGTTAAGGTTGGAGAAGGTCAGGCCATCTGCCAAGGAGTAACCCAAGCACATGGCAAACTGATTGCTATCGAAGACGAGGGCCTCGGGTGCTGCTGCTGTGATACGTGGCATTAGATTACGACCCCTGTCTTACCTGCGACCCAAGTTTCTGTGGAGGAGATTTGCTCAGTGTTCGACTGTGCGCCCCGGACGATCAGGCTGTAGAGGTGGCCGGAGAAGAACAGGGATGTTCCTGCGCGTGCGCCGATGAACAGCGGGTAATTGCCGTATGTGCCTGTGCCTTGGTCTGCGGACGATGTGGCTGCTTGAGTTCCGTTGACGCGGAGGGTCGTCACATCGTTGGCAATGTCCCCTATGCCTGTCAGAATACTTGTAACAGGTGCAGCAAAACCTGTGGTTACAGCAGCGCCAGCCGCATTAAGTGTTCCCCTCTGTCTATACTCATAGCCAGCGGAACCCGGTGCAAGAAGTCTGAAAGCACCATTGTTTGAGGCTGCATCAACACTCGTTTCCGCGATCATCCCAGCCGCAGCATCACTCAGCTTCCGCACCCCGGCGAACACGGTCATCTTGTCGGTGCCGATGTTCTGGAAGGCAGAGGCTGTGGTGCCTGTCTCAAGCTGTGCGCCCCAGATGAGGATGCCAGAGCCAGCGGTGCCAGCGTAAGAGCTTACCCCATCGCCTGTAGACGTAAGGATTGTTGTAGACCCAGACACAGTTGAAGCGGCAAAGGTCTTGGTGACAGACACACGGAACCAACCGTCGCCAACGTCAGAGATAGACCCTGTTGTCCCCGAGGCTGTGGTTCCGACACTACCTGAACCACTTAGGTTAAAGAAGCAGTTGAAGTCGTTGTTGCTAAGACCAACTAAGAAAACCCATGATCTTTCAACAGCTTTTACATAAGAGCTTACGGTATATGTTCCCGCAGCATAAACTACAGCCGCATTGGCAACATTGTGGGTGCCCGTGTCAACGGTCTCAGCAAGCTTATCTGCCGTGATCGTCCCGTCAGGCGCAGCCGCAGCATTTGCTGAGATAGATGAACGGGTTTTAGTCCAAGCCGCATCATCAAACGCAGTCGGGAAGGTCAGCAAGTTCCGCCGAGCCTGTCCGTCAGAGGTTGCCGTGGCAAAGTTAATGCTCGGGGTATCCAAGCTGTCGTTCACCCCGTCGAAGAACAGGTAGCTGACGGACGGAACACCAGCCTCGGTGACGTTGTATTGGTCGGCCACGCGCTGGTAGGCCGTGGCGGTGGAGCCTGTTTCGAGTTGTGCGCCCCAGATGAGGATGCCTGACGAAGTGTTGCCAGTATATTGGCGCGTAGCCCCATCGTTAATTTCAACGTAGCCACGAGCCGTATAAGCAGACGCACGTGAAGCAGTGACAGAGCAACGATACCACCCGTTTCCAACATCTTGGATGGAGGTAATACCCCCTGAGTAGCCCGTGCCAGCGTATTGGATCGTTCCCGCCGCGCCTGATGACAAGTTGAATTGGGCAAAGGCAAAGTTTACCCCGGCACCATCGTCCATCAAAAGCGTGACGCCATTGCGCTCTGCTGCCTTTGCATAGGCGGAGACAGTGTGCGTTGTAGCTGTCGCCCCAGAGGAAGGCTGTAGGGTCTGATGGAAGGCGTTTGTCGCTGTCGTTTCGACAAGTCTATCAGCCGTTACAGTCCCATCTGGGGCCGTTCCAGCGTTAGCCGTTGCTGTCAGATTGACCTTTGTCCACGATACGCTGTCAAACTCCTCCGTCCGCACCAGCAAATTCCTACGCCCACCGACAGGATGGATGCCGTAGATCGGGCGGTTGGCAGTGGTGGCCTGCACGGCGTGGTTGCCGGGAAGTTCCTTGACGGAGATGTTGTCGATGGTGATGTCTACGTTGGCGCTGTTTCTAACGATCTGGAAAGCCGGAGAAGATGCAACAACGCGAACCTGTACCGTCCCAACCCCAGTACCAAGGATAGTGTTGCCACCAAAACTGTCCGACTTGACCGAACCGCTGGTCCACGAGGATGTGGTGACTTCCACAAGGTATGTCCGGCCTACAACCAGCGCCCCAAGCTGCTCTACAACAAGCTGTGGGCTGGTGGTGTCAGACTGGTAGCGAAGCGTTCCACCAGAAAAGGTGGCGATATGAGTTGCGTCTGCATTTGCGACGACCCAGCCCGCCGATCCGCTGGAGAAGTCCCCGTTGGTGATACGCTCACTACCCAGCGCCAGCCCCTTGGACTTGTCCAACAGGAGGCCCACGGATTGCCCAGTCGTCGTCACAGGGGTCGTGCCTGCGGTGTCCTGATAGAGCGTGGCAGTCGGGAAGCGTTCGATGACTTCCGTGTTGAGGTCCGTGATGCGTTGGTAGTCAGTGGCGGTGGAGCCGAGTTCGATCTGACCACGAACCACGCCAATTTTTTGTGCCACATTTCCCAGATAAGTGGGCGCAGTCAGCACACCAGATACATAGGGGGCGTTGTGCATTAACAGCGCCGGGAATTTGTTGCCTGTTGCGGCAGATACAACAGTTACGGACAGGTCAAACACACCGGAGGACACCTCCGAAATGCTGGCACTTGAGGCAGACCAGCCTACGCCGCTGTTCCCAGTTCCAGTGACGGTTTTATCAACAAGATCAAATCCAGCGCCGCTAGTTCCGCCAGAGTCCCAAAATCCGATCCGGCAATACCGGCGATTATTATATTGAACTCGGAATGTGAGCCTGTAGCTTTGACCGCTAATCAACGGCAACCCTTGGTAGATGCCGTGCGTTGCGGTTGTGGCGCTTTCGGTCAGTTCACCACTTGCGAAGGTTGCGTCAGCCTTCACCCAAGCCGCATTATCGAACTGCTCGGTCCACGTCAGCAGGTTCCGACGCCAATTCAGGTTGGCAACGTCAGACGGGTCGAACCAGACGCCGGGTTCGCCGACAGAGAAGAGATTAGCAGGAGAGTAAGCCAACCACGAGGTCATCATATCTGCCAAGGAGTTCTGGTACCCTTGGGCGCGTAGGAAACTGAATTGCCTATCGTTCAAGGTTCCCATATGCCCTTGGTCACCCAGAGACTTAAACTCTCCGTCCACTGTAAGATTTGGATAGATTCTCATTTCAGAAACAAAGCCCTTTCTTCTTCCCTACGTTTGGTAAGGCCATTGAGAACCCTACCCTTTTGTTTGCTCGACTTAATGTCCCTATTACTGACCCAAGCCACCACCAACCACCCAAGCTACGATAGACGCGATGAAGCCACCACCGACAATCCACAGAATCTTCGACAGGCTAGTATTGATATTACATACATTTCTGTCGATCTGGTCCACTTTCTGCTCAAGGAGAGCCAATCGTTTATCCATTTCAGAAATCTCCTTTTGAATGGCTTCTCCGTCCATTTCAGCTTCCCCCTAGCGATTAAGAATTAACGGTACCAAGCCTACGGATTAGACCATTCTTACGGACCACGTAAATCTCTCCATTAACGACAACAGTGTCTCCCGGTTCAAGTTCCCCAGCCTCTTGTGCTGCAACGAACTCAGCCTCAGAAGCGTAGGTCTTGTCAGGGTCACCAGCGATCTCTTGGATGAAAGCCTGAACGTCTTGGTCGAGAGCGATAGCAGGGCTAAGTTCACTTGCACCTTGAAGACCACTAGTAGCCTCAGTAGGGATAGCCTCTGGGAGAGCCGCTGTAGCCTCCATAGGGGCCACCTCAGCAGTAGCCGCAGGGGTAGTAGCCGCCATAGTAGATGCTGCGCTAGGGGCGTTGTTTACGGCTCTCTGAACGGCAGGACCAGCAGCAGCAGCTACAGTGTTTTCATTAGCTGGGGTACCAGCCGTAGGGTTCCCACCCTTACCAGTGGCTGAGAAGAGACGGGCCAGTGTTTCACCACGGGTAACCGTCCCATCACCGTTGGTATCAAGGCCCTTGTTAGCGTTGTAACTGTCAGAGCCAGCCTCGTACATAACGTAAGAGTCGTCCTTACCTACGCCCTTAGGCCAATGAACAGCCATGTATACGTCGCCAAAGTTTTTGATACGATCTTTAAACGGCTCAAAGTACTTCTTAACGTAGTCAAGCTGTTCGACAGCAGTCATGTTAGCCAGATCAGCGGTTGTCGTTCCAAGGCCCTTGGCAGTCTTCTCAAGGAACTGGATCAAACCTGTAGCAGACGAGATTTTAGTTCCATCTTTACGGATAGGTTGGGCTTTAGGGGAGAACGACCCAGCAGTCTCAAAGTCAATCACTCGGAGAAGATCGTTAGGGTCGAACCCAAGATCAGACGACACAGAAACTACCTTGTCCAAGAACTCAGTGTCTGCGGCAATAGCCTCTGGAAGGGCGTAGGTAATTTGAGCAGAAGTGCTTGACGAACCACTACCCGCGCCACGGAGGGTATCACTTCCTGCACCACCACCGAGTCTGTCGTCACCGCCACCAGCTTCTACAGGCGCTTGAAGAGCCGTAAGAGCCGAACCAATCGTCTGGATAGATGCACGACGGTCCATGGCTTGACGGATAGTCTCTGCGTTCTCTTGCAGTGCCGACATAGGGACACCACCGAAGCCACCCATACCGGGAATAACTCGACCACCTTGAGCAGCCTCAGGGGTCATAACGTAGGCAGAGCCATTCCAAACGACACCCTTACCTTCAAGCAAGTTGTCGATGGAGCTAAGATTTGTCGTCTGCTTACCCAACTCTACGTTAAGACCCGAGCGGACGTAGGTCCGAGCCACAGTAGCCGATTCAGGGTCAATAGCGTCAAGAGCCTTCACATTACGAATGAAGTTAGGGTTGGCTACGAGTTTCTTGAGGAAGTCATTCGACAAGAATTGGTCGCTACCAGTCTCCATCATAACGGCACCGATAGTGGATGCGTTAGTCACAAACTGCTCACGGGCATCGACAGATTGCAGATTGTTCTGGCCAACGACAGATGTTAGACGACCAGAAGCGTTAAGGCCATCGTAGATTTGCTGAGGGTTTTTACCAGCGACAGCTTCTTTGACAGCCTGAGGAACCGTAGAGAGGAAACCGTTAGGATCAGTATCTCCAGAAATACTACCAGACTCTTCGACGATGTGGCCGAACAGGTTTTGTGTCGTCAGATTAAGATTGAGACCCTTACCCACTTCCATCATAAAGGTTTCCATATCCAGACCGCCGAGTGTGGCTAAGGTCGTGGGGTCTTTGATAGCACTAAGGGCTGCAATGGCTGCGGTCGTAGTATTACCACCGTCCTTAAGCAAGGTACGAGCGAGAGACGTAGTGATCTCTTCAACAAGAACACCCTGAGAGCTTGCCTTCTCAAGGTTAGCCAACATGGTGTCTACGCTATTCAGCTTGTCTTGGGTAGACTTCCACTGATCGTCACTCACATTAGGTGGGCGAGTAAGACCTACTTTAAGTTGGCTCCACTGTGCAGTGAGGTTAGCGATAGCCTGAGGACCAACCGTACCGCCCTGTTGCCCGCTAACGACAAGAGCACCAAAGTTCTGGTTCAGGAACGTATCGACAGCACCAGAGAACGCAGCCTCGGATTGTGTCGTCCACTGATAATCAGCCTTAGCCTTAGCTTGCTCAATCTCACTACGGTAGAACGCAAGGTTAGCCTGCTGGCCAATGGCATACTCTACGCGCTGCTTTTGGGTCCAGTTAGGGTTTACAGCAAACGACGCAATGTAGGAAGCCTGAACCTCAGGTTTAGCCAAAGTGTCACGAGCAAGGTTAGCCTCGTAGTCTTCGCCGTAGCCAGCCCACGGACGACCAGTAGTCTTTTCGTACACTGCCTTATAGTCGTCGTCAAAGCTGATGCCAGCCATTGCGAAGTTACCAGCCAGTTTACGTTCTTCAACCTGAGCAGCCATCTCGCCCTTCTGATCCCTGACCGCTTCGATACGCTCAAGACCTTGAGTAAAGACAGCAAGGTTAGGGTCTTCTTTAGGTGCGCCAGTGGTTCTTTGGTCACGAGAAACAGATTTAAGGAAACCCTCCCCGATCTGGGCCAGAGCGCCTACCATAGACGGTTGTTCGATTGGTTGATTGAAACGAACATCGCTTGACAGTTTAGGGGCGAAAGCGTCAGCCATTATTCAGAACCTTTCAGGATATTTCGTGCGGCTTGCAGTGCGTACATTTTGTCTTGGGTGATAAGGTTGTCTTGGATTTTCTGCCAGTTAGTTTCCATACGGCTTCTGGCTGAACGACGAAGAGATTGCATCTGGGACTGTGAGAAGCCAGAGAAGCTGATACGCTCGTGCAATTCTTGCATCAAGGAGATTGCTTTGTCAACATCGTTAGCGTCACCTTCCATGAGGGTGAAGATGAACTCAGCTTCCTTGTTGACTTCCTTACGGAAAGTAGAGAACTTCTTGTCGCTACTAAAGACCTTATCCAGACGTGCGTAGTTCTCTACGACTTCCAAGGGTGTGAAGCCAAGGAGTGCCGTAATGCCATCACCAATGGACATCTCATAGTCTAGCATGGTGCCAGTTTTGCTACGATAGATGCCGTTGTTGAAGATACCAATAGCCTTAGCTATGTTGTCGATACCAGACGGGGTACGCAAGACTTGAATAGCGTCTTCCGTGAGGGTTGTCGAGTGTCCGTAGAACAGAGAAGAAGCAGTGTTAGCGAAAGCATCCCACAGGCCAGCCGTGATCTGACCAGACGGACCACCGACAACCTCAAGGAACTTACCCTCAGAGAGATTCTTATAGGTGTCCAGAAGTGCTCCGATAGGCGCAAGGCGAGTACCGACACCGATCTGTGCTTCCATGGGGAGAGCATCAATCATACCGTCGATCAGACCGTACTTAAGCGTCGTGTAGAGAGCACCACCGGGTTCAAGACCCAGCTTTTCTCCTACGTAGTCAGCAGCGTTTGTAAGACCAAAGCCTGTCAAACCGAACATGGGGACCAGAGCAAGAAAAAGTCTACGACGTTCCCAAGGGGTAAAGTTACGACCAACGACAACAGCTTCCATAGCCCGCATGGTGTACGCAAGCCATTGTGTGGGTACCTTGAGGATACCTGCCGGACCCGTTTGGATTGCACCACGGGACAGAGAAGACATGTTAAAGGTCAAGTCTTGTTCCCTACGGGTGATCCAGTTACGAGCCTGATCCGAGAGGAGAGAAGCTTTAGGGAACTTAGTCTTGAACTCAAGGATAGCCGTGTTCATAGCCGTCATACGGGCCAGACGTTCACCTTGCTTGAAGGGCATAAGGCCGATATCCAAGCCTTTACCGACAAGACTGCTGACATTGTAGGCTGCACCAGAGAGGGCCGTGTAGCGCATATCCTGACCCTTCCAGCCAGAGATACCGAACCCTACGCCCGTACCGTCTTCAATAGCGTCACCGTCAACGACAGCACGACCAGATGTGCGGATGAACTCAAGCCACTCACCAGCTTCCTTCTCGCTGACCTCAGCAGCCTTAGCCCAACGCTTGATTACTTCGTCGCTATACCCCATGGCAGAACCCCTAAGGGCTGCACGTAGAGGAACCGTGAGGGCTGCACCTTTCATACCGTGGATAGGGCTGATAGCCATAACAGTGAACGCATGGAACGACTGCATGAAGAACTGCGAGACGTTCATAAAACCAAATGCAGACTGGAAGCCAATCTTGAGCATAGCGTTAACAGGACCGACACCACCAAGTTCGACACCAGTGCGAGGAACTTGAATTTCCTCACCTAGTTCATTCTTTATGGTTTTACTTGGCAGTTTCTTAGCGAACACATCCGTCTTGTTGAACACAAACTCTGCAAACTGTTGGCCATACTGCTCCATGCGGACAGCGTAGTCATCCTGAACGGACATACGACGAAGAGTGATGCTCCGCAGTTCAGTCATACGACGAGCAAATTCATCATTACCAGTGATGTTAGCTGAACGGAACAGAGCCTCATAGTCGTTAGAGGAGACACCCGCAGGGAACCAATCGCGTCCCTTCTGTTGGGCTTTCTTGACCCAGCCTACCATGGCATTACGAGCATACGCACGGTTGGTGTAGGTGAACACAGAGTCCCCAAACTGAGCCAGAATGGAGTTTACAGGATCGTCGTTGTATGCACGTCCACCACCAAAGTCCATCAGAACCTTGTCGTTACGACGCATGTCGTTCTGAACGTAGTCGTCAATCCTCATACCAGAGAAGATATCAGAGGCGTCTACGTCTTTCTCAAGCAGGTCACCATCGCGGTTCTTGTAGCTAATCTCACCACGGGTGAAATCCCAGCCTTCTTCGTCAGCAACCTTCCTAAAGTCTGCTGCGGTCTGAACGGATGGGTTCCAATCATTGTTGGCCTGAACGATCTCGTCGAGGTTATCTTCACCGTTGGCAATCGCCCTTTGGATACGACGCAGTTGCTCCGAGGCAAGCTTAGCCTGCTTCTCAGAGAAGGTAGTGAGCATAGCCTTGATGCGCTTGTCACCGATAACGACAAAATAGTTGGCAGAAGGGTTAAGACGTGAACCACCGGGGTTATAGCCCATAACGTCAGTAGGGTCGATCAGACGCACTTCCGTAGGATCAACGACGTATTCTGTACCATCTGCTGTTGGTCGATCAAGTTTCCAGATCGGGAACTCTTCAGATTCAATATCTTGAATACGAAGTTTAGTCCCTGTGTTTGCGTCAAGGATACGGACATCTTCTGGGAGAGTAGAACGACCAACCTTCTTAGCCGGGGCGTAGTAGTTGTCAGCAACCTTGATGGTATCCTGATAGCCCTTCTCAAGGTAACGGTTGAGCATAGCGTGGGTTTTCAGGAGGTAGTCAGCTTCTTCAACTTGGGCAAGAGCTTCATACGCCTCAAAGGTTTTCTGGCTAGGGGCTTCTCCATTGGGGTGGAGTTGCTTATACTTTGAGTAGAACTCACCCTCAGTGTAGCGTACACGAAGAGATGCGTCGATACCATCCCGAAGCTGGGAGTAAACAGCCTGAACCGTGTATCGTTCCTTGGCACCAAGACGGCTAATCTTGTCGGTATATTCTTCACTGACAGCCTTAACGGCAGCACGAGAGCTTTCAGCCATCTGAGCCAAAGTGGAGAGACGTTGATTGTCCCGCATAGCAGCCGAACCAGCGATACTGTTGTTCATGATTTTGCCGACAGTCTCACGAACAAACGTAGGTTCGATACCGAGGGCTTCATCAATAGCCTCAGGCATACCGCTAAGATTGATGCGTTCACCGACCTCTACGACATAACCCTTACGAAGATCGTCTGCATCGACAGGAACAATCTCTGCCCGCTCAACCTTCGTCTTGATTTCCTCTACGTAACGCTTAAGGCTTTCAGGAGGATTACCGTCAGCAAGAGGCTTAAAGGGGGCACCATCCATCGCACGACCAAAGCGAACCTTGGCAATGTACGAACCAAGAGCCTCGTAGTCCAACTTAGAGTCGAACACAGGGTTAGAGACTTTCTTAGCGTTCTTCTCTACGATGTCGTCAGCAACAGCCTTGATGTCCTCCGCAGTGGCCAAACGACCAAAGGCACCTTTCTTGTACATGTCGTCGATCTGCTGGGCAATGACGCTACCCTCAAACTTACGGGTAAAAGGTGACGACAGAGATTTAACAGGCTGAGGGTGGAGATCAAGAGAAGCTGGCCCTACGTTACCAAGAGTCTCGGGGTCTGGGGCAACCTTAAGGATTTCATCAGCAGCCTTAGCACCAGCCTCAGAACCTTCAATTGCAGCTACACGGCCAACAGTAGTTGAAGATTTAAGGGAGCTTTTGACAATAGCCTTACGACCAGACTGAACCAGAACACCTGCGGTACCAGACGTGACAATATCGAAAGCACCCATCAACTGATTGAAGGTTTTGTTTGGGTCGTATCCTGCACCAGAAATCTGAGCCTGAACATCTTGGAAAGCCCCAAGAGTATTCTCACGGAAGATACCTTCTTGAGCTACACTGTCTGCGTAGGTTTCAAACCAGACACGAAAGTCAGCAGGAGACATCGTAGAGGCTTTATCAAGAATCTCCATACCACGAGCTTCTGTCTTTGCCGTAATGTCTTCGTAGGTTCCGATAGGGGTAACAGCACGAAGGAATCTGTCGGCAACGTCTACTGCACGACCAAAAGACCCCTTGTTCTCCCCGATCTCCTGCATACGGTCGGCTACGATCTCGTTAGCAATCTGGTAGTTGGTAGCAATACGGGAATCGACAGCAGAGTAGTCAGAGTTAGTTACCGTCAGAGCCTGTTCGATATAGAAGTCAGGGTTGCTGCCAAAGTCATTCTGCTTGATACCAATGTTCTGGGCAGCAGCTTGAAGCTCCTCGGCAGACATGCCAGTGGCATACCCTTTGATGAAGGCATCGTAGATAGCGTTACTGTTCTTGTCTTGTACAGCAGCCTTAGCCTCTGCCGTTGGTTGGTCAAGACTCGTTACAGCAATGATGTCGTCCTTACGATCTGGCCGTTGCTCAGAAGGTATACCATATTGCTCGTCAAGAGTTTTGATATTGATATTGTAACCGAGAGGCAGATTTGTCATTACTGGGCACCGACACCAGAGAGGAGATCAGAATTGCTCTTATTGCCACCGAAGAGAGCACCTGCACCACCAAAGCTATCAAACATCTGGAACCCAAGACTAGAGATAGCCCCGAGAGTGCTTGCCTTCTGGCCAAGGTTAGAGATATTAGCCGACAGTCCAGACATCTGGCTAGCGAACCCGAGAGAGCCACCAAGCTGTGAGCCAAGGGATGCTGTCCCACCAGCGACACCAGAGCTTCCTACGACACCAGAAGCCTGACCAGCCGACATGGTTTGTGCACGGCGAATCTGAGCCTCTCGGATAGCCTGACGCTGAGACTGGCGGGTGGCCAGTTGCTGCTGCTTCTGCTGCTCCTTAGCCATTCTCCTCTGGGTGTTAGCGGAAGAGATAGCTGCACCAGCGCCAGCGACACCAGCTACGGCACCAATAACGGGAAGAAGTTGTGGCATCTTAGACCTCGTATTTGTAAACAGACATACCGTCCGCTTGACCTTCGAATTTGAACTGTAGGCCACCTAGTAGCCGCTTGATCTTTATGTTGTCGTAGGGTACAGCCGCCCAGAGGTGAGTATGTCCCATGGCCTTAAGGAAGTCAGACCATTCAAGAAGCTGTAGTTGCATCCTACGGAAGATGTCTTTGGTGAACTGGTTTATGTCCATCAGGTGCAGGATAACGTAGTCTTCGGTGTACTCTAGCCTCAGAGTGTAACCATCTTCCCTAAGGTAGAGGCTCTTAGAAGCGTTGGTTGACTGCATTAACTACACCATACCCGAGCAGAACGAAGTCTTTACCTTGCTCACTGTCGAAGCGTAGGCGCACTGAACGACCACGGCCACGGAGCTTAAGGCGGCTAGAGATAACAGTATCTGGGTAGTTGAACTCTGTCAAGTCGCCGGGGTTAACGATAGGGGTTTGCTTATAACGATAGGCTTGTTGCGCTACGCTAGATGCTGTCGTGCTGAAATCCCAGTAGGCCGACACAAGGAGACCAGAGGGGCGAATAGGCTCATACCCAGATTCTGTCGTTTCCCATCCTTCCTCGGTAACCCGCATGTAGGTCACGATGTAAGGAGAGTTCTTCTGTCGAATAAGATCACTGATGAAATCGTACCCTGCCTCAGCAAACGACAAATAGTTAGTAGTACCCCAGTCGAGGAAGTCTTTGCCAGAGAAGGTTCCCATGGTGAGTTTACCAGTGGCACCATCACGGATCAGAAGCACGATGGCAGGGTTACCCGTAGCGAAGTCAGAGAACTGCGTAGAAACGACATCATCTGAATCCTGAACGACATCATCACCATTGGGAAGCACTACGTCAAGCACAAGCTCGTCTGAGCCGTAGCCTGTGTAGACCGCAAGACCCATGATGTAATCCGTAGAGGATGTCTCGTCAGATACCTTCCAAGGGTAGAAGGCACCCAAGGGGATATCAAGGATTAGGAAGTTGTTGAGCTTGTTTATGCTAGTCTCGTTAGCATTAGGGTAAGCCCAGTAAATCTTCTTGTTCAGTCTGTCGTAGGTAGCCTTAACGAGTGAACGAGCATTGGAGCCAATGTCATCCCAGAAGGTCTGGATTGTCGTTAGGCTGATATTCTGCTCCGTAGGGTTGGCGCTTACCTCATCAAACTGCAAGGTATGGATACCCGTCTTGGACCACCAGAACGGAACACCCTCTGCCTCAGCAAAGGATTCAGCCGTGAGCATCCCGGTATACGACACACGACGCAGGGAGTACTCAGTAGCACGGAAGACGTTATCGACACCATTGATGGACCAGACACCGTTATCCGCGAAGATAAACAGGTTGGCACCAAAGGAGTAGAGATACTTGATGTTCACTGCATCGGGGATACGAACCATACCTCCGTCAGTATCCAAGAGGTCAGATATTTCTTCTGAGGTGGGGTCGTTAACTTGGAAGCAATCCCCAAGCTCACTCAACGTCTCAATCTGACGAGAGAAGAGGATAACACCAGAGTTCTTAGCACTCTCAAGACCTGCGTAGAAGATACGACCAGCAAAGGACTCAACAGCCTTAAAGCGTGAGGTCTCAATGTCTGCCGTAATACCTGCGATACCAGAGGCGGTGCTACGGTCCTTGTTGAAGAAGTTAAGGATATAGGTGCCGTTACCAATGAGGCTGGTACCAGAGAATACCTTCTCCCATTCGGTCTTCGAGAAGTTACCGCTAGAGTCTTTGCCTGAGTACCACGGAAGGGTCAGGGGAGGGTAAGCACCAAAAGCAGTTAGGGCAGCAGAGCCTTTAGTACCCGACCAGCCAGCGTTAGCAGTATCGTACTTACGCTGCACAGACGCTGAACCTGTAGCAATCTCTGTCGTGTAGGTGCTCTTGTCACCCAACCACTCGAAGTCACGAATACGGAAGCTAATCTGTGTCGTTGTCAGAGCGCCAGTGGAGTTATTACGCTGAATGTAGATCGTATTGATAGCAGGAGAGGTAACGACAAGAGCGCCATTGATAGATGCAAACTGGCAGTTAGCGTTAGCTGCACCTACCCCACCAGCTACTTCGTAGGACGACAGATCAACAGTCTCAGCATCCTCATGGGACGAGTAGGGCAGATCAGATTCGTTATAGAAACGTAATGTAGAGCCTACTTGAAGAACAAGGAAGCGCAGACCAGATTGACCACCTACGTTGTCCCAAGTACCGTTGTTGAAGCGAGTGGAGGAGCTAACGGTGAACGACGAAAGAACACGGCTCTCTTCGACCTTAGCTGCAAGCCTACGACGACGTGAGCCATCCCTACGCAAGTCACAGTTAAGCTCGTCTACCGAAGCGTCAGGAGGAAACGTAAGCTCACCGAGTTCAGTAATCAGACCCTTTACAAAGGTGTTAACTGCTTTCTGAGACAGACTTTGGGGCATCTTTTAAGGCTTTCCGTTCTTCTCGTTCTCTAGCGAAGTTTTCTCTACGAGCAGCGATAGTTTCTTTCTTGTTCCGCAGGTAGAACTCGACAGCTTCTTTAGCCTTGGGGATGGAAGAATACTTACCACTCAACTCGGCTGGTGTCGGCCCTTGGTCTGGTACAATGTCAAAGAAGATGTATCCGCTACGATCTTTCTTGATTGTCAGAGCCTGTACCATTTTCTCTGGGCAACGACAGATACAGATTTGTTTGTCGGGGTAGTCTTCAAACTCTACAATCATTAGTTCCTGCCGTAGTGGTTTCTTACGTTAGGCCGTTTAGTCCGATACATGTCATTCTGGACAAAGGATTTCAAACGACGAGCAGCTTGCTCTACCTTGGGGTCGCTACCGCTCTTGAACAACGAGAAGCAGGTAGACTTAGCCTCAGCCAGAAGGTAGGGCATCATCGTGTCGTCAAGGTCAGGAACGAAGCTATCAGCGATGGTAAACGTAGGGTATACCGTACCATAGGCCCGAGTCTTAGATGCCTGTAGGATCGACTCTACGGAGCTATCGTAGGCGTTCATGACGATGTGCAGATCATCAAAGGACGTGTAGTACGTAGGCATCCTGTCGCTGAATACGACGAGAGAAGTATTAGCAGCCTCGTCAGGAACGACAAGAGTGGTGCCAGCAACACTAGCAGGCATACGGCTCAAGAAGTCCAAAGGCTCTACAAAGTAGATGGTGCCGTAGTTAACTCCACCCGAGGTGTCTACGTTATACGACAGAGAAACAATTTCTTTGGTGTTCGTAGGGTACGTGAAGTGCGTAGGGCGCGTAGAGGACGACAGAGAAGTAAGTTTGAGGAGTTGCTGGTGCTCAGGGATGTTACGAGCAGCAATGATGTTGTAGTAGGTGTCCTCAATCACAGACGCGATCTGCTGGGCCTCTACGGTGTCACCGATGGAGTTTACAGCCTCAGAGTCCATATCACTAAGGATCGACCCTACCATCTCCAAGAGAGTCTTTTTCATTATGCTGCGATCCCAAAGATGCGAAGGTAGCCAGAAGCAAAGTTAATGGTAGCTGCCGAGTTAGCCTTAACAAAGACTTCAAGGTAATTCGTAGTGGCCATGGTGGTGTCGAAGCTAAAGGAGATCGTGTGCCACTCACCAGAGGCAGCGGTAGTAATAACCCGGCTACCCACAAGCTCTGTGCCGTTCTTGTAAAGAACCATCTCTACTTGACGTGCAGTACCTGAAGCCTGCTGGATAGAGAACGACGCATCAATAGAAGCATTAATAGTTTCTGTGCCATCGTAACGCACACGAGCGTTAGGGGACGACAGACCTGTAAATCCGTTGTTGACCGAAGAAGTGAACGTAGGGTTCAATACCGTATCAGATGTAGTAACGGAATGTGCGTAAGGGGAACCAGTGGAGAACGTCAGGTACCCACCGAAGATACGACTATTCTCTACCCAAACCCCTGAACCTGCACCATTGGCTACGTAGATTTGACCTGCGAGAGCCGTAGAGGCACCCTTGGGTTCATGGAGGTAAGGATCGGTAAGGGTATTGTGGTTGACGTTGGCCATACGTTGAGTCCTTGAGTCAGTTTATCTTACTAGTGTGTCGTAACCCTACATTAGCTGCTATAGAGATATAGTATATATTCATCGGGTGGCAGCTTAAGCTTATTATACACTGTTTTTAGAGTTTGTCAACTACGTTCGTAACAAACCGTAAGAAGAGTGTGGGGTGTCACACTTAAGCAACACCCCTAGGGTCAAGCTTACTCGACCTTGATGTACTCGATGATGAGCTTAGCAGCACCGCCAGTGAAGGCAGCAGTGCCCCAGTTCCAGCCGACGTAGGCAGCAGCGCCACCAACAGTCACCAGACCCGACACCTGAGCACCGTCACACTGCACCACATCACCGTCTGCGTCGATAGCAGACAGGGCAATCGTAGCGTCGATACCGTCAGCGTCAATGGCAGTGCCAGCAGCGTTGTAGGTACCGATGGTCAGCGTAGCCGAACCACCCGAGGTGAACGGCGAGGTAATGACAAGATCAGCGTTCACAATGATGCAGTTAGCGGGCAGGGTAGGTGCCAACTGGTCAATGTTCGAAGCACCAAACGTCGAAGCCGTGTTAGCCGAAGTAATATCGACAACAAGGGTCTGGCGCGAGGCACGGGCGGTAACGCCTTCACCACCGATGGAGCCTTGGGCACCGTCAGTAAGAATGAAAAGGCCGTCAGCGTTAGTGTAAGACATGAGTTATCCCTCCTAATTACACGTTGGTTTTCGTGATGACACGAACCATGTTCTCGGGACGGTACAGCTTAACACCGTAGCGAGCAGTCGTAACATACTCGTGACGCTGGAAGTCTTTGTTGTACTCGTAGTCCACTTCCGGCATCTGACGCCATGCGCCCACGAAGGGGTTAGCAGTCGCAGCAGCCGAGAAGAACAGGTTGACTTTGCCGTTAACCGACGAGAAGTCTTGGTTAGCAGGCGAGGTGGCAGCGTTGGTCAGTGCCGAGTCAGTAGCGGTAGCAAGGTAGTTCGAGGTGTAAACGTCAAAGCCGTAGACGTTCTTCACGAACTTCATGCCAGTAGCGATACCATCAGCAACGATACCTTCCCAACGGGGGTTGTCCGAAACCGACACGAGGTTGGTCAGGGTGTTGATCGAATATTCAACCGAAGGGTCAACGATAGCGATCAGGTTGGTGTCCGGCACGTTCAGCTTCTTGAGCGAGTAACGAGCACGAGCAAAGTCAGACACAGCGATGAAGGCACCCGAGGTCGAACCAGCCCAACGGTGAGCAATACCGTCGATCAACTGGGTCGAGTTAGCCGACACACCCACTTCGGGTGCAGCCATCGTGGTGGCTTCAAAGTGAGCCATGATAGCCCGCTCTTGTTCCGGCACGAAACGCGACATCAGTTCAGCCGCATAGAACGAATCCTGCTCAGCCTTCTTGGTGAGGTAGGTAGCCGAGGACAGATAACGGTCAACGCTGAAAGTGAACTCACCAGTATCCATCGGGCGATAGATAACAGCAGCATCTTCAACGTAGTTATCGACCTGCGCTTGGCCAATCGACGGGATGGTGAACTGGTCACCGTCAGGGAAACCTTCAAGCATACGCACGTAGCGTTGTGCCATCATTTCGTCACGCAGAATCTCCTTAAGCTCAGCCGACCAAACTTCCGAGCGAGTAAGGAGACTCATATTGGCAGTAGTCATAGCCATTTTAGTCTTCTCCTATTAGGGTTTCCACTTTCCACCAAGACGAGTAGCATCAGCCATCATTTCTCGTTGAACCTTGGGGGTATAGTAGAGGGATTTATTTTCACGACGAAGCTTTTGGTAGTAATCGAAATTACGCTCCGACGAGGATTGCATGTTGACACCTTCTGTGCGAACCGAACCTTGCACGATAGGCTGGAAGGGTTTCTTGGGTTCACCAATAAGGTTAAAGAAGGCGTTAGGGGACTCAGACGCTAGTTCCTGTAGACGCTGCACAGTCAAGCCAAGTTCTTGAGCTTTCTTCTGGACAACGGCAGGAGCCTCAGTACCGTAGGTCTTCTCTAGTTCCTGATCGACAAAAGCGAGATTCTGTTTAACAGTGTTGTCTCGGTCACGTTCAGTCAGGGTTCGTTCAACAAGGCTCTTTAGGGTATCCTCACTCACTTGTGGCTGGGTATTGCCATCAGTTCCAGTGCCACCTTTATTGTCGTTATTGGCCACTACAGATTTCACGTTGGTGGGCGACGTAGCCTTGTTCTGTAGTTCTTCGAGTAGAGTCTTGGCATAGTCCTGTTTTTGGATATCCTCACGCATCTGCTTGAGTTGATCCTCTAGGTTCTTAATGTAGCCATCAGCTTCGAGTTTGCCTTTAGCCAGAACCTCAGGGTCTTTCCAGTTCTCTCCCTTAGTGGCGACGAGCTTAGCTAGATAGGACTCCTGTTGTTCAGCAGTCATCTGTGGTGCTTGGCCCTCTTGACTCTGCCCAGTTGGTTGCTGAGCTTGGTCGAACACGTTTGTCAAATTGTTAGTCCTTCTGGTTAGAAGAGAGATCGATTAAGTTGAGTAGATCGTCTAACGCAGCATTATACTCGTTAACTCCAATCTGTCTGTATTCCCAACCGGGGGAATAATCCCGAACAGACTCCCTTTTTAGGTAGTTCCGTTCTAGAATTTCACGAAGGTCATCAAAGGCATTGCGGTACGACAAGACTTCTGCTTTGCGTCGTTCACGTTCTTCGGCTTTGACACCCTTAAGCCATACAGCTTGCATTAAATACCCATCTCTTGTGCGGCCATGAGTTGCTCTTGGTTGACCATCTCAGCTTCTTGGACCGTCTGTTGAGTTTCAAGTTGTTCGATAACGCTGATGTTCTCGCCGTACAAGTTAGGCTCACCAAGTTCCTCAGCCATGATCTTAGCCATTTCTTTACCCGACAGGTGCGGTGCAATGGTAGGATCAGCAAGCTTGAGTTGATACAGTTGGGTGAGGTTCTGGACACGACGAGCACGTTCAGCAAAGTGACGAGCACCGACAGGAACCAACTTACCCTTAGCAGTAATGTCGTCCTTAGTGATGCTACGGAAGAGAATAGCACCAGTTGCGTCGTCGAGAACCCGGATAGTGTCCGACATGTTCATGTTACGACGAGCTACCTCAAGCATAGCGTTCAGGATAGGCTCAAGGAAGGTACGCTCAAAGTGGGCAGTCTTGTGCTCGAAGATACGCGAGGCAGAGTTCTGTAGGCTCTGGACCTCAAAGGCTGTCTTCTCACCGGGAGTACGGATACCCATGGCCTGACGGGGAGCACCAGCCATCTCCTCCATCTTGTTCTCAAGGAGTTGAATTTGGAGATCAGCTTGGAGAGCCGTAGCGTCAGGCTGCAAGTACCCTACGTCACCTTCTTCACCAAGGTAAATACGAGCACCGGGAGCAAAGTCAAAGTCCTCTACGTCACCACGAATCTTAATTACAGGGTAAGCGATCTGGTCGAATACGTCTGCCTTAAGGTTCTCAAGGTGGTCGATACGATACTGCATCCCTACGAGGTTATCCAGCGGACCCATAGCGTAGAGGTTATCAGGACGAGGACGCCAGCCTGCCGTAAAGATAGGTGCGTGACCAAGCCACGAGGGGTTCTCTTCATTGTCCAGAACGTAGGCACGGTCAACGACAGAAATGATACGATCCGAGTGGAGCTTGTTCTGGTTGTAGTCGTAGATGTCACCGTAGAACGTGAGAACCTCTACGTAGTCTGATTCGTAGTACTGCTGGATCGACGTGAAGCCATCAGCAATGAAACCGTCAGCCTTGTTGTAAGCAGAGTCACCCGAGCGAATAGCTGCACGGCTGTAGATCATCTTGTCGATAATGGCTTGCCAATGGCCCTTAGACGGGTCTTTGTCGATCATCCGTTTGATTTCCCCGAGGGTGAGGATACTCTTGATGATCTTAGGCGATTTGTAGAAGTCAGAAGCAGTAGGGTTAAATACGATGTCGTAGGGTGACACACGAACCAGACGAGGGCCAATGTAGTTCGTAGTGACTTCACCAGACTCTTTAGCGTTGTACTCTTGGTTCCACGACACAGTAGCAAAGCAGTTACCGTACTGAATCCAGTCGTAGAGAAGGTTAGAAGCAGTGTTTACAAAGTCAGACTGACGAATCTTGTTATCCATGTAGGATTGGATTACATCACGCTTCTGACGGGTATTAGCGTCCTTCGAGTCACCTTCCCAACGCATCCACTTCTGCTGAGGGAACAGCGTGCTGAAATAATTCGCTTGTAGGTTGTCCATAATTTGAGTCAGCTTTGGCGTAGTCGTAGAGTTAGACCACGGCAACGCTGAGTTTTTTGTCGTGCGGGTATCCGTAGCGTAGAGGTAGTTACGGAGTTCTTTCTTTTCCTCTACCCACTTCTCACGCAAATTGCTCCACTCAACCCAACGATTAGCAATCTCTACAGCGAGAGTATCGGGGTTAAGCAGATGCTCAAGTTCAATGGTAGTTCCGGCCATTACGCACTGCCTCTAAAGCGATTTCCAGCCCAAACGATGCTATTGCTGCCGTTACGTTGGACGTTCTTCGTTGGTTTCACAGCCATATCGACAGCAGAAGCTAGAGCATCCTTAACGTCGTCATGGCTAGGGTTACGGCTGGACAGTTCTTCTTCCAAGGTTTGAATGTGCCCACCGCGATAGTGCCAGATAGAAAGGTTGTCGTATCTAGGCTCTAGGATAGCTGCAATACGTTCTTCCTTGCTGCCCTTATTCGGTCGGTATTCTTCGATAGAGATCGACAGACCATGTTGTTTGATAAGCTCTTTAAGCTGCTTAACGATAGCCATCTGAGCCACAGTAACTTCTGCCCGCATCTTGCGGAACGACCACTTGTTACTTAGTTGTAGGATATGCTCAAAGTACTCAGAGATACGGTCGGTACGGAAACGGTCAATATCTAAGACGTAGACGTTATTCTCACTATCTACCCCAACGACAACCATTGCAGTATAGTCAGCCTTCTTACTCAAGCTAAACGCAAAGTCTACTGCACAGTACACGTTCAGTCGATGCGTCTTGTAGTACCAGTAGCCGTTGCTAAGCTGTAGATGCTTTCTGTCGTAGTACTGAAACTTGTCTGAACCTACGGGTACGTTATCTGGGTCCGTAGGGTCGTTGTAATACTGTGCTCTGAACTGACCACGATCAAGATACTGCCCACGCTTCTTGGCTAGAATCTGCTGGTCGAACCCAAACCACTTACCATCTTTACGTTGCTGACGTGGCCACAGGAACTCACCCGTACCATCGCCATTAACCTCTACTGCACGTTCAAAGACTTCGTAGATATTCTCTTCACCAGACTTACTACCGTCTTTGTCGTATTGATCCTCAACCATCTGCATTAGGTCGTTATACAGATCAATAGGATGGTAACGTGTCCCTACGACCCACTCACGAGCCTCTGCACCTTCGATGGACGACAACAAAGAATACTGGCTTCTTACTTTGTCACGGCCTTCATTAGTGTACGCATTTTCGTAGACAACCACATCGTCAAGTACTGCAATGTCGCAGTGCATACCAGTAAGGGAAGTAGTGAGGCCACCAGTGAAGATGCTAGGGTCACGAACATTTTCCTTCTTACGTAGGGGGTGGTCTAACGCAATTTCACTTGCCGTCCAGCGAGAGCGTTTACCCTCTTCGGGATGAACGTGCTCAGGCCAATAACGACGATAAATCTCAGAGGTAAAGATACCCTTCATGAACCCTAGCTGCTTTTCTGCAAGGTTAGCAGTAGCAGAGATGTAGAGTACACGTAGCGTAGGGTTCTTCGTGAGTTCCCAGACTACTCGGTAAGCAACCATACGAGACTTCTGGTGGTCACGAGGAAACAGCACAAGCTGGTGTGTCTTAGAATCCTGTCGTGTCCACCATTGTAGCAACTCAGAGTGACATTGACCAAGGACTTGTTCAGGAGCGACAAGCTTGATAAAGGTCTCTAAGTCAGCCTCAGCAGCTAGACGGATTGTGTCGTTGACTGATAAAGAACTCATGTGACAATAATACCACGGTTGATTTGGTTTGTCAAGGGGTACGTTTAGTCTTACAACACTACGCTTTCAACCAGCCGTAAATCTTCTCGGTCTCTTTCTTACGGTGATCCAAACCAATGAAACCACCATTCACACGCTTGGTGATCTGCTTGATGGTATCTTCGTTCACACCCTTGTCAGCGATAGCAAACAAGCCATTCTTCTCGAAAAACCACATGGCAGTTTCCATTGCGTAGTCAGTCTCGACCAGCGAAGGATTCTCCATAACCTCAGGCACACGCATGTCAGAGGCAAAGGATCGGTAGTTATCCTTACCCGTCAACTGCAAGAAGCCACGTCCAATCCAGATGTGACCCTCACCTTCTCCGTTACCCATACGATTAGAGTAAACCTTGTCAGCCAGAGCCTTGGGGTTACGAGCAAAAGGTGCAGCCTCAGCTACGCTCTTAAACCGCGAAGGCCAGACCTTGCACATAGTTTCAGCGGAGTAGTTCAGGTTTTCTTTGGTGAGCTTGAAGCCTCCGCTCTCATGGCTGGCCTGACCCAACAGGTGAGCACCACGTTCAGCAGAGAGTTTGTAGTGCTTAGCAATAGCTCGTGCCGTATTTGGGCCAAAGGCACCATCAGCAACGACACCACACTTCTCTTGCAACTTCTTCATTGCATCAGACATCGCGCTTGTTAGCCTTCTTTTTAACGACAGCTTTCAGAACTTCTTCCTTCGCCATGCTTTTACCCATGTCGCCAAGCAAGTCTGTCGGGTTACCAGTGACAGCAGCCTTGATTGCATTCTCTACTGGATCAGGCAGGTCTACCTTGTCCAGCACTACATCAACTGCCTTCTCTTTCAGCCTGCGGCCAATGAGCATTCCAATAATGCGTCCGATCATTCTTGTTGTTCCTGTGCTAGCGATGATTCTTCGCTACGTTTACGGTTATTTCCTGCGGCCATTACGCCACCCAAGGCACCAGTGATAAAGCTTGCAATGGGAGTAAGAATAGAAAACAGTGCTCTGTCGTTCTCAGAGCTTTCGCCCAAGGGTTGGGTTACAAACACCAGAGAGTACAGGATGATGAAGATGCTGCCGCCGAGGATCAGCGTCAGGCTAACCCCCACGAAATAACGCAGCTTGGCTTCGAGGAAGTCAGAGTCGAAATTCTTCATGGCGCGATACCTCCAGTCAGGTTTTCGGCGCAGTTCTTGGTGCGTAGACAGATCGGCGGCTTACACGGCGGAGTTTCCCAGTTAGCTGGGTCTTGGCACGGATAGCGATACCAGCCGTCTCCACTGAACCAAAACAAAACGCCTATAGCCACGGCAGCGGCAGGCCACACCCAGTGTTCAAGTACCATTGTTACTTACCTAGATAGCGTAGCATTTCGAGAGGCATGGCTTACTCCGCAGGGTAGGGGTAACGGTCACGATCAGCGTGAAACCTAGCCAGCCAGTCCGCATCAGTTCCCTGCCCCGGCCTTGTGGGCCAGAAGATGCGATGTGGAAATTCAGATTGCTCTGTGATGCCCAAAAGCAAAAGGCGGTATGCCTCCCACTCTGCCTGTTCCTGCGCGGTCAATTCAGACCAAAGGATCGAAAAGATAGGGTCAACCTCGGACGCCAGCCTATATTCCACCGACTTGCGAACCATGTCTGCGGCGGCAGCATGCTCATCCTGCGTGAGAGGGTCGTAGGTATTTGGGTTTGCGAGAATTTCTGACATTGGTTAGCCCACCTTCTGAACGATGACAGACAGGGTTTGCTCAGTCGTACCGTCCGTAGTTGACATGGCCAAAGCAGCCCCACCGATGTCAGCGTAGTGCTGGATTTGGAAATTTTTTGTCCCGGTGATTTCAAAGTATGAGTCAATCACGCTGGGCGTTGGGTGGGCATCGGAATCAGCCCTAGAGTATGCGTCACACCCAACGAGGGTGCTTGTACCATCCGTTGTGTTTTGAAGCCTGATGTAGTGACGGTTGGTAGAGTAGGCCATAGCAAATGCCCTCACCAAATACTTCCCAGCCGGAAGGGTGAATGTCGGGCTTGAAACGCTTGCCCCCGTAATCGTGTTTTTGACCGTTGTTCCAAGCGATCTGTTTACAAAAGCCCCTGCGGACGAAGTGTCCAAGGTCACTGACCTCAAGATCAAATATTGATCCATGGCCTGAGCCGTCCGCAGGGGCGTCATAACGTGCGTGTTGTCGGTTCCAGCCTGCGCCTCTGCCTGACTTGCAAGGTCAGCGGCCACAGTGGGAGCACCTGCTGCGCCTGTTCCGTTTGTAACCACAACCCCAGTGCCAGCCGTTAGGGTCCGCTTGGTGAAGGTGTCTGCGCCTGTTTGAACGACAAGACCAGCAGCAGTGTCCAGTCCAGCCAGAGCAGTGAGTGTGTTGTCGGCTGCTTGAGCACTAATGTTAGAACGAGCAGTAGCAGCGTTAGCTACGTCAGAGAGGTTATTAGCCCCAAGCATGTCGCCCGTACCAGCACCAGCCGTACCCTTCTCAGCAAAGAGTTCCCACTTGGAGGCGACAAGATCAGTAGAGAAGGTACCTGACGTGTGGGCGACAAGACAGATGTAAGCACTACCAGCTTCACGGACAAGATCATTCTTAACGTAAGCTCGACCTGTAGTCCAAGCATTACGCCACTCAGGTACCGAAGAGATATCGGTGATCTGTTGGCCGTTAAGGGTCAGACCCGATACTTCAATCTCACCAGCGTTAAGGATACTGTTGCCATTCAGGTCCAGATCAGCAAGCATAGCGTTGGGGGTGCTTCCATCCAACGACAGCGTATTGTCGAACCCATCTCGGAGAGCCTCAAGACTCGCGTTAATGGTTGCCGTAGAGTTGAACCCTGACGAGATAGTGCTGATGGTCGGTTTTTTCGCCATACTTATTGTACCTTGATTCCTAGACGTTCAGCATCCTCAGAAAGGAGCGACAGAGCTTGTTTATCCAATTCCTCTTCTTCCTTGGCCTTGAGTTTCTCTTTAGCCTTAGAAGCGTTCTTGTCGTCAAGCCACCCACGTTCCAGAAGAAGCTTAGCGGCACCAAAGGAAGAACGCCCACCAGTCCTCATCTCTTTAGCAATAGAACTGATAGCCTCAGATTTGATCTTGACCTCTACTTCCCTACGCCACGTCTCAATGTCTTTCTTGATGTAGTTACTACGGCAGAGTTGCTGCCAAGTTTCCCACGAACCAAAGACGGTCCATGCGAAGGTGTACTCCGTAGGGTCAGAGCAGCAGTACGACAGATACAGTTTACGTAGAGACACGTAAGTCTTGTCGTTCTTAACGAGGTCTTCCTCACGCAGGGTGAAGATCACATGCTCAGGTTCGAAGTAAGAAAGCTCCCAGAAGAGAGACTTCGTGCGTAGCTTACCTTGAGAGGTACGTAGCTGCTTCTCGGAGAACATCATTGAGAGTGTGGTTCCTCTGATACTTCGTGTAGGTGGAAAACGAATCACTTGTTGTAATATTAACACACTACTTTTGAGTTTGTCAAGTACTTTCTTTCAAGCGACCACTACGTTCTGAAAACGACACATAGATAGTCTAGATACGACAAAATAGGGGGTTGACAACTTCAAGAAATCTGTGTATAATAAAATTGTCCTTTGGCGGACCCTAAGTATATACTCTATACTATAGGACTGACTCTACGTTACTCCTCTATCTGGTTCCTTCCTCTAGGGTAGCTCTACGTTCTCTACATAAGTACTACTTAAGTAGACTGATGCAGATTCCATGGGCACCTTACGTAGGGGTACTCCTTGGGTAGTCACCCACAATAGGACATACGTAAAGCCCGTAGGGCGTCACAGCTCTGCTGTTCTAGGGTTCAGACACCTAACAAGTCATAATCTAAAGCACCCCCTATGGTTCACTCCGTAGGGGTTTTTCCATTTGTCTATTACAAACCTTGTCGTTTCATCCATGCGTGTAGCTTCAGTACCTCTTCAGCGTTAGCATCACTCTTCATACGGTTAGCTTGAAGGCTTATGACTGCAACGTTACCTTTAACGTAGCCTAACTCAGGTACCAAACGATCTAGCGTAGGTGAGTTCTTGGAGGGTTTACCTTGCCAAATAAGTTCCATACCGAAGACTGGGCAAATGTCCGGTATACTCACGTCAGAAACGTCTAGGTTAAAAGGTAGGCCTTTACCTTTAGCTCGGCACTTAGCACTATGGTACATGTCAGACTCAGCCTGCTTACGTGTTCTTTCCTTACGACAACCATCGGTAAGCCACCTCTTCTTGACTTCACGAGGTACTTTAGGTTCTTTCACAGGTTTTACGTAGCCATCACGTAGGTATTCAGGCAATAAAGTCTGTAGGTAAGCTCTACGCTCATCCATCAACTCATCGGATGGGTCGCTACCCTTAGGAAGTTCCATTGGCTCACCTCCCCAACGGAGGATACTGTGTTCTCTACGCTTAAACGTTTTCTTCTTAGCTGATATGGGCATTATAGTCTCCTCTTCTGTTGTAATTATAGCACACCCTACCCCCTTTGTCAACCCCTACCCCTCAAACATTGGGAATTTTATGGCGAAACTGAAAAGGTCCAATAGTACATGTAAAGGATACCCCGCGACCCCCTGCCTCCGGGTCTGCCAACGTGATCACATTTGCCCCCACCCCATGCGTTTTGTTATCACATTCGGACATTCGCATGTGTGCATGAGTCCATTGCGGTATCAGGATACCCCATGTTACATTATAACATTGTAGGGGCAAAGCACTGAGCACATATTCAAATCTTTGCATCCCTTTGATTACATTCACACATTCATATCTGTGCATCTACGCACCATGCCAACGGATACACATTCACATTCACGCATGGATGCACAAGTATATCATATGCAAGAACCTGAATGTATTCCTTACGTATACGCGCGTATGTGTTCCATCCCCGACAAGCTAACGACAACCTAATCCGCACCAGCCTACCTATGAGAACGAATCAGGAACATTGATCTTTGTGTCGTTCTCTATCAATTTTGTTCCTAATGAATTCAATCACTTACAAGAAATATTCCCTTCCCTTGCATTTTCTTGTTGACCTATTCGAAAGCCTGTAGTTAATTGAATTCATCGAAAGCGAAACAACGCAACGTCGAAAGGATCAAACAGTGGAGACGGTCTTTATCTTTAACAGCGGACGCTTTGCCGCAAAGGATGGGGCGGAACGTATTGCCCCGGAAACAGTCGAATATCCTACAATTAACCGCGACACACAGCAAGTCATTCGTGTCGATACCGTCAAGCTTGACGCATGGGACAAGGAACAATGGTTAAAAGGGTATGACCATCACCTAGAGCGTGTGGCAGAAGCTTCCAAGCCTAAGGCTAAGCTTACATGGGTTCGCAATTATGGGTATTGCCGCTAAGGCCAACACAAACAGAAGGAACGACACAATGGCAAGCTACATCACAGACAAGCGCAACGTTAAGGCTATGGTAGCAGCACTGGAAAAGCTACCTAGGGTGCAAGTGGTCTGGTCGGATGCTGGGGTATACGTCAAGCACCCTAAGGGGATGGAAGTATTCCGGGCTATGGTAGGAAGCACTGGCAAGTATCTTGTGCGCCATCCTGATGAATTGTTTCTGTGAGGGGAAAGCCATGACCTACCTAGAAAGCGCCAAGGGTATCACGATACTCAAAGCCCGCGCCTATAAAGAAGTGAAGGACCACGGATGCGATTGGCAAGAGTTTGTCAAGGACATGGGCGACAAGGAAAGCTACAAGGCAATCCACGTTCTGCAATGGCTAGGGTATTGATATGATATCCGCAACGCTACTGATCGTCTGCATCTTTGGGCTTGCCGCCCTAGTATGCTTCAACGCTGATTAATTGTTGCTTTAGTCTGTGCCCTACGTTTAAGCTTAGGGCATAGCGTAAAGAAACAAGGAGGGAAAGATCATGTGGAAGGGTAATCTTCTGTCGTGCGGTTCAAACGCAAAGACCGTTAAGGGTGACGGCTCAGAGTATCTAACGGCGATCATGTATCTTACGCCTTGGAAAAGCGCAGGCATTAACGTCTGCCCCATGGCTGAGCAAGCCAAGTGCATCGACGGTTGCCTAAATACGGCAGGACGTGGGCAGATGTCCAGTGTTCAGATAGGGCGGGCACGGAAAACGCAATGGTTCGCACAAGATCGGCAAGGCTTCATGGCTCAGCTTGTCGCAGACTTAGAGTCCTTTGTGTCGTATTGCAGCAAGAGGGGGATTCAGCCTTGCGTTAGGCTTAACGGAACGTCTGATATCAGATGGGAGCTTATCCCTGTTCAACGTGGTGGCCATACACTAGGCAATGTCTTCTTAGCCTTCCCCATGGTGACGTTCTACGACTACACAAAGATTGCTAATCGCAAGGTGGTCCATACGACACCGGGTAACTATAGCCTAACGTGGTCCTATAGCGGCGCTAATGAGGCGTATGCCAAGCAACATGCAATCGCTAAGGCTAATGGGCTAAATATCGCTGTCGTTTTCAGACGCAAGAGTGATATCCCTACGGAATTCCTTGGGCTTCCCACGATTGACGGTGACCGTGACGACATGCGATTCCTTGACCCTAAGGGCGTAGTGGTGGCACTGTATGCCAAGGGTAAGGCGAAACAAGATCAATCCGGCTTTGTTGTCGGTTAACAGAAAGGATAGGCCATGCGCTACTACTGGAAAATGACAGACTGGAACGAATACACGCTACTCCCGCCCCATGGTGCGTCTATTGTATTCGGCACTTACGAAAGCCTGTGGCACTACTGCAAGGCCCATAACATAGACGCAGCACAAGTCTAACACAAGGAGGACTACTATCATGATACGCACAACTGAACACTTTGCCACTGAGGTAGAGGCGCACAAGCGAGGTGCAGACTTTGTAGATGGCTGGGGCTATGGGTATGGGGCTACGTATGCCGTATGGTTCTCAGAAACCTATGGACAGTGGAGCTGTAGCATGTCACGTTATTCAAGCTGTGACTGAGGGTAGGGGATGAAATACTTATACAGTAAAGAAATCTACGCCTTAGCAGCAGGGGAAGACCTTAAACGTAGGGGTTTTACCTATACTGTGTCGTATGATATTGAGGAAAAAGCCTATGTCCTAAACTATAGGCTGTCTAGAGCACGTAAACCTAAACCAGAGGAAGAATGACCGTCATGGATCATGTAGAGGCAATGGATAAGGCTGTGGAAGCAGCTAAGACAGAGGCTGTCGCTATCCTTAACAAGTGGTGGGACGGAAAGGATGCAGGGGCTTGTGGCTTTGCTTGGGTGAACATCAAGCCTAAGCACAAGGGCAACACAAAGGAAGGGAAGGCTGAACGTGTTATCCTTAGGGAGATGGGGTTCAGTCCCGATTGGACGGGCAAAGAGTTTACCTACTGGAACCCGTCTGAGCTTGGGGTGCAGAACGTAGACTCTAAGTATGCAGGTGCATTGGCAGCGGCCATTGTGTTGCGGGATCATGGCTTTGATGCCTACGCTGGCTCACGTTTGGACTAATGGAAAAGGAGAACGACAAAATGTTGAGCAATGCAAGAGACTTCGCAATCATCCTTTGGGTGGGTATGCAAGGATTTGGGTGGTTTCATCCGTCGTCCTATGGTATCTTCCAAGCACAAGTGGAACAGGCGTATCTGGAACATGCAGATCGTCTAGGTTATTGGACGGAGGAATGAACATGAGTGCATCAGAACATCAATACAAGGCGGAGCTTACTTCCTTGTCGTTTGTACGGGGTAACCTACGCCGTGCCGTAGAGGAAGCCGAATGGCTAGGGGATGATGAACGTCTGGCCAGCCTTGAGGTAGAGCTTGAGATGGTAGAGGGTAAGATCGCCAAGGGTCAACTCTACGAGCCTAACTGGTGATGAGGTATGGCAGACACCTTAGGCATCCTACTGACTGTTGCAGTATTGTCACGATTTGACTTGGTGATCTACTTTCTTTACCGTCTCTTCAAATGGTAGTTGACGGATCAAAGAATGGCTGTATGCTAGGGCCGTGCCCCTGCGCGGGGTATATTAGTATCTCCCTAGTATAGGCTCTACGCTAAACCTATAGCCAACGTGAGGTAACCTGATGCAAAGTGAATACAACCTTTCTAGACTGCCGTGCCCCTACGTTGACTGCGGTAGTAGTGATGCGTTCAGTTGGAACCCAAGTAAGGGTTGTGGTAAGTGCCACTCATGTGATAATGGCTACCCTAGTAGGAAGCCTACCTTTGATTGGGCCAGTGAAGAATACCCTACGGAATGGACACACAAGAGCACGAAGTGCGACGACCTATCGGTCTTAAAGGAGAGCCACGCCATGAGCAACAACAGTACGAACCAGACTACCCTATCTGTCGTTAAAGAGGAATACTTGACGCCCGTCTATCGGACCATGCGTTCGATCAGCGACAAGACCATGCAGTTCTATTCCGTCAAGACCTACGTCAATGCTGATGGCGAGAGCATCCGACAGGAATACGTTTACCCCTCTGGTGGTAAGAAGTTCAGGACATTGCCTAAGTCTTTCCGTGTGGAAAACTTCAAGAGCGATGAGCTATTCGGGATGGACAAGTTCAATGCGGGTAGTGCTAAGGCTGTCGTTATCACCGAGGGTGAGCTTGACGCTATGTCGGCCTTCCAGATGCTAGGGGATAAGGTTCCTTGCGTCTCTTTGCCATCCGCTACGCCAAGCCAGAAGCTCTTCGAGAAGTGCCGCGATTGGTTGGATAGCTTCGAGAAGATTTATGTGTCGTTTGATAGCGACATGAAAGCCGAAGGTGTAGCGCAGAAGCTTGCGAACCTCTTCCCCAATCGTGTCTACGCTATCCCTCACGACAAGTATAAGGATGCCAATGAGTTCCTTGAGGCTGGTGCCAAGGACAGCTATCGCACTGCCTTCCAGCAGGCGCGTAAGTATATCCCTGACAACATCTTCAATACGACAGAACAATTCCTGTCCATCCTGCACGACGATGATGATAGTAGTTACACCACTACTGGTATTCAATCGCTTGACGACGTGATCCTTGGTCTCATGCGTGGGCACTTCACAGTGTTCCAAGCACCCGAGGGTATCGGTAAGACAGAGTTTATGCGCTACTTGGAATACTCCATGCTCACAACGACAGATGATATCAAGATCGCCATCTGCCACATGGAAGAGGTCAAGAAGCGTTCCCTCTTGGGTCTTGCGTCGTATGCCTTGAAGAAGAATGTGACCCGTAAGGACTTGATTACGAACCAGACCGAGGTGGACAAGGCTATCGCTACGATCTCTGCTGATGAGCGTCTGTATCAGTTTACTCTGGGTGTTGACGAAGACCCTCTGGAAATCCTTGAGCGTATCCGTTTCCTCACTGAGGCATGTGGCGTCCACTACATCTTCTTCGAGCCTATCCAAGACCTTGCGTATAGCCGCCAAGGGGATGAAAGCGTAGAGCAATTCCTGAGCCAGCTATCCACTAAGCTTGCACGTCTCTCCGCTGAGCTTAACGTAGGGATCGTGACCATTGCCCATGAGAATGATGATGGGGCTATCCGTGACTGCCGCATGATTGGTAAACGAGCATCTGTCGTTATCAAACTTGAGCGGGACAAGATGGCTAAGGATGATGAGAGCCGCAACACTACTAAACTTCTTGTCGTTAAAAATAGACCGACAGGTTCCACAGGCTACGCAGGACAGATGTTCTTCGATAGTGAGACGTTCACCCTCTCGGAGAAGTTTATGTGATGATTGAATACTCAGGGATGTTAATGCCTACGATCTGGGCCGTTATCTATACGCTGGGTGCCTACCTCTACTACTGGCACGTCAAGACCATCGTCCACTTTGCAGGTGAGGATAACGTAGAGTATAGTGACTTCAAGATGCTCAGGAACAGTGCTATCTGGCCTTTACAGGTAATCGAAATCATGTATTATCACGCTACCTACAAAGAGGAGGACAACGATGAGTGATAACGTATGCCCACCCTGTAACAACAACTGCAACCAAGGCCGGACCTGCCCTAATCGGAGGCCGAAATGACTGACGAAGAACTGGTGAAGCGGCTGCGTGGTCGCGCGCGTTTTTGTCGTGACCGTGGAGAAGTAAAAAGCCCAAAACTGCATGACGAAGCCGCCGACCGCATCGAGCAACTTGTTGCGATTAATGAAGCCCTGACCGCGCAGCGTAGCGAGCAAAGCCCTTCAAAGACGCAAGACGTGATCGCATGGGAGAAGCTGCCTGATTGGGCTGAGTGGGTAGCGCGGTATGAGAACGGCAGGGTTTTCACCCTCCCCACAGAGCCTTTCATTTCAGGTACTGGGTGGTGGGTGGCGTTCTCCTTGCCCCTATACCGCCGCATCGACGACTTCCCCGGCATCGTGCAGATCGGGAAGTGTGATTGGCGAGACAGCAAGCAGCGGAGGCCACGGGGATGAGTGACGAAGAATTGTGCAAGGATGCAAGGTTAGCAGCGAAGTGCCTGAAAGACACTGATACATTCCCAACTGGGCAAGGCATCTTCTTGGACTGCGCCGACCGCATCGAAGCCCTGACCGCCGAGCGTGAATGGTTCGAGGAAGAGTGGGTGTCTGCCGTGGACAAACTGAATAAGGCGGTGGAGCTTGCAAAAGAGGCTATTGAGACAATGGCAAGTGGGCCGTTTTTCCCAGATGAAGAAGAACGACGACTACTCTCTAAGCTGGCCGAGATTGAGAACAGCGAAGCTGTGACATTGGGAGAGAAGGGATGAGATACACTACGCTACCCTACGACTACGCAAGGTGCATCAGCAAGGACTGTCCTCTAGAGGAAACGTGTATGCGTAAGACACCGGGGAGAGAAACTTACCAGACAGTGTTCTCACCCGCACCTAGCAATACCTGCAAATACTACATCTTTATGGAGGACGACGAAAATGAGTGAAGATACGATCAGTGAACCGTTCAATATCTCAGTAGAAAAAGTTGTAGAACATGAAGACGGTGGTGCGACTTACTCATTTGATATGGATGAAAAGGCTGCTGTCAACATGGCTCAGATTGGCCTAGAGTTCACTGTCTACTGTGCAGCCTACCAACTGGACCTACAGTATGTCCTAGACAACTTGGCATACCTTGCGGAGAAGCGTGACAGCAGTGAAAACGACAAATAAAGGCTCTGTGAGAACAGTCTTGACACAACACGCTATGCCATGGTCTACTTCTAAGCCTGTTGTCGTTAAGGTGACACTGCCAAGGGAACCTTGGGCTAAAGAACCAAAGGAGGACGAAGCATGACGTTTGGTCAGTGGTGGGAGAGAAAGGGTTGGTGGTTTGCCCGTAAGTACAACCTCAGCGAAGAGACGATGAAGGAGATTTGGGATGAAGTTCGTAGCCATGGATTGTGAAACAGATGGGCTTGATCCTACGCGCATCTGGGTGATCTGTTCGAAGGACTTGGACACTGGTGAGACGATCCAGTTCCTTAACCCCTCGCATGTCGTCGAAGAGAAGGAGAGGTTCCTTGCTTATTGCAACACTGTTGACAAGTTTGTATTCCATAACGGTCTGGGTTTTGACGTACCTGTTCTTCATCGCCTTATTGGCCGTGATTGTGTTCCTGTTGGTAGCGTCATTGATACTCTTATTGTATCTCGAATGATCGACTACGAGATCAAGGATGGGCACAGCCTCAAAGCTTGGGGTATCCGCCTTGGTCTCTTCAAGGGTGAACACAAGGATTGGAGTAAGCTCTCACAGGAAATGATTGACTACTGCCACCAAGACGTAGCGGTTACTCAGGCCCTCTTCGAAAGGTTCCGTAAGGTAATCTTCGATAAGGCATGGGCTGATGCACTACGTTGTGAGCATGACATTCAAATCCTGTGTGAAGAAATGACTGCTAACGGTTTCAAGTTTGACAAGGCTAAGGCTGAGGAATACTTGAAGGAGGTAGAGGATCGTATGGCAGAGCTTGAGGCAGGGTTCCAGAGGGACTTCCCACCTAAGCTCGAAGAGGTTAATCGCCTCAAGTATCGCGTCAAGCAGAACGGTGACCTCTACTCAAATGTTGTCGATGCCAAGAAGAAGTATCCAGTTACTGACGTATACGGTGATGAACTGATCTGCTTTGATTGGGTGTCGTTTGATCCGGCATCACCTAAGCAGAGGATCGACAGACTATGGGACGCAGGGTGGACCCCTGTAGACAAGACAAAAGGACACATCCAGTATGAGCGTGAGCAGCGTGACAAAGCAAGACAATCTTGGCGAGGGAAAAGACGCTGAGCGGGGAGAGAAGTTCGCTAGATACGGCTGGTCTTGCTCTGAATTGAACCTCTCTACGCTTCCAGAGGACGCACCTGATGGCGCTAGGAACCTTGCTGAGTGGCTCACCCTAGAGGGTCGTCGTTCATCCCTTGTAGAGTGGCTGGGTCACGTTAAGGACGATGGTCGTATCCATGGCAGGTTCACCCACATTGGGGCTTGGACTGGACGTATGGCCCATAGTGCACCTAACCAAGCGAATATCCCTGCCGCCTTCCATGGCAAGGTTAAGTCTGCTGTCGATGCTGTTAAGGAGAAGTACGACGGAAAGATGCGGGCACTGTGGAAGGTAGAGGATGGCAACTGGCAGGTTGGTACAGATGCCTCGGGTATTCAGCTACGTATCCTAGCGCACCTCATGAAGTCTGATGCCTACGTTGAAGCTATCGTTAGCGGACGTAAAGAGGATGAGACAGACATTCACCACCTTAACCGTAAAGCCCTTGGTTTCCAACACGTTACGAGGGACATGAGTAAGACTTTCATCTACGCTTATCTCTTGGGTGCTGGTGTCGGTAAGGTCGCAGAGATTCTCAAGGTGAACCAGAGGGAAGCCACGGAGGCTATGGAGAACTTCACGAAGAACATTCATGGTCTTGAACGACTAAAGAAACAGGTAATCCCTCACGTAGCTGAGATGGGTTGGTTCAAAGGTCTTGATGGTCGTCGTGTAGCGGTACCGTCTGAACACAAAGCTTTGGCTGGTATGCTCCAGAGTGGCGAAGCTATTGTCGTTAAGAACTGGTGTATTGATTGGGTCAAGAAAGCTAGGGCTGAGGGTATCAACTTCAAGCTTATCAACATTGTCCACGACGAAACACAGACAGAGGTTGTCGGTTCACGTGAGGATGCTGAACGTCTGGCAGCTATCCAAGCCCAAAGTATGATTGACGTAGGGATGCGACTTGGTGTATACTGCCCCCTCGCAAGTGAGAGTGCTATAGGAAAGAACTGGGCAGAATGTCACTAAGAACTAGAGGTATACCACTACGCTTCTCTAAAACAGATAGCGACTGCTACATCTGTGTATCACATAGAACTAACCCAGACGGATACCTTCGTCTACAGTTCAACGGTGTTATGACTATGTTTCACCGTGTTATGTGGGAAGAGAAGCGTGGGAAGATACCACTCGGATATGAGATACACCACAAGTGCGGAGTTCGCTCGTGCTGTAACGTAGAGCACCTAGCTCTTATCGACGGGAAGGAACATGCAATTCTGACCAACCGAGAGAGATACCTTGACAGAAAAGAGTCTGTCCTCCAAGGTGCTAGTATTATGAGTGTAAAAGAGTTGGCTGAAACATATGACTGTTCAGAGAGTACAGTCTACAGATACCTAAGGGGTTAAGCATGGCTAAGACTAAATGGGGTGTGTTCGAAGGCGAAATCTTCTGGGCGCGTGTGTTCGAACAGAACATTGACGACAGTGAATACCACAAGGCTACTGAGGGTCAGTACAACTGTGTGTTCATCCCGAAGGACGACGAAGAGTTGGACAAGATGAAGAAGATGGGTTTCCCTGAGAAATCAATGGGTAACGCTATGATCCGTGAGATTGAAGCAGCAGATGGCCGTAAGGGTATGAAGCTCAAGCGTCCTAACAAACACGCTAAGATCGAAGACTTCGGTGGTGCACCTGTCGTCACTAAGGGTGTCTCGGACGACGTGTGGGACATGGACGTAGACGGTGAGTTGGGTAACGGCACCAAGGTCAAGGTGAAGATCAGCATCTACGGTGAGGGCGCTACGGCATCTGTTCGCTTGGAGAAGATCGCAGTGCTTGAGTTGGTTAAGTTCGAAGCTAGCGCGACTATGGGCTGGTAAGATAACTGAGGGGGAGCTTAAGTGTTCCCCCTTACACCACCAAAGCTAAGGAGAGCAGGATGATTAAGGCTACCTACATCGACCACATGGGCAGTGATCTGTCTGTCGTTAATGCTGCACGGGTCAGCTTTGGTAAGAAGAGTGAGTGGGACTTGGTAGAGTTCGTCGGTGGACGGGTTGAGCACATCTTGTTCGACAAGGACTACAGTCTGATCCACTACCTTGCCAAGCACAAGCACTTCTCCCCCTTCGGCCATGCCTTCGCATCCTTCCACGTTAAGGCACCCATCTTCGTAGCACGACAGCTTGTGAAGCATAAGTTCCTTCGGTGGAATGAAATCTCTCGTCGTTACGTAGATGATGAACCAGAGTTCTATGTGCCTGAGGTATGGCGGGGTCGAGCAGAAGACAAGAAGCAAGGTTCTGGCTCCAACCTCGACTGGGACCACGACCCTTATGCTTACGAAACATGTCTCCGTAACTACAACTTCCTTCTTGAGGTTGGCGTAGCACCTGAACAAGCCCGTATGGTTCTCCCTCAATCGACAATGACTGAGTGGTACTGGTCAGGAAGCCTTGATGCCTTCGCAGATATGTGTCGTCTACGCTGTAAGGATGATACCCAATACGAGACACGTCTAGTTGCGGATCAGATCAGCGTGATAATGAAAGACCTATTCCCTGTATCGTGGGATGCCCTAACGAAGGAGAACGACAAATGAACCAAGACCTATACGACCTCTTCGAAGAGTTTATGAACGGGGACTTTGTGGGTGATCTTGTTGCCTTCAATATCCGTGAACAAGTGTTGACCCTACGCCTCTCTATCACATCACTTGAGCATCTTAACCGTACCCGTGGTGGGCTAACGACTGGTCAGCGTGAAGACCTCGAAGAGAATTGGCAAGACCTAGAGGCTATGACCCGAGCTTACATCTACTTCTCTGGTGACTACGATCTTAAGCATATCCCTGAGTGGGACCACAATGAGTTTCCAGATGTGGCAGGATGGGACTACTGGACCCAAGGTGATGTTAAGTGATTGTCCTCGTAGACGGAGACGTTGTAGCCTA